GTTTATCATTGTTGAAATGTTAATTTGTGGATACTTAATAGTTGCGCACCTCTCAAGTAGCGTTTTTTTCTCAAAGCGTGCGAAAGTACCCCGCAGCGCCCTACAAAAAAAATGCGGGCGCAAGTTCAATTTTTCACCTTATCTGCTGCCTCCCTTAGACAGATCACGCATGAAATGCGTCTACCGATTTTTAATGAAGGAAGATGATTCCGGATTCCGCGTACGCAAGTTCGGGCATAAAGAAATTCGCGCCGACAAACAATGTGTCCCATGCGTCGGTAATGTGTGTCTTGTACTCATCCGGGTTATCGGGGCTGTCTTCTGTAGCTTCCGGCGATTTGTCTTTCTCGAATCCGTTCTTGCCTACTTTCACCGCTGTTTGCTCCATGGCGAGTTTGAGGAACTCGTTGTTGTATTTATTGAAAACAGGATAAAGGAGCGCCGGATCATGCTTTAAGGCCCGGTCTATTTGCTCGTGCCTCCAGTCGTGGCGGCTTACCTGTCCGATATAGATATCGGTGATATCCCAACCATATTCCTTGAAGATCCGGATGATGGTATCTTGATAGGACTCGGAGTTATTGCCGGTAGTCCACGTGAAGGTCTGGTCATAAAAGAAGATGATATCACGTTTGAGCTTGTATTTGTAGTATTCGCAAACCTGACGAGCCAATTCATCCAGCTTATCGGGGGTCTTGACAAAGAAGCTCTTTAGGGTACGTAATTGATGGCCTTGTACCTGTCCGATACATGCGGTATTGATTGCGGAGTTACTATCGAAACCGATTAGCAAGGGAGCGTCCATATCCAGATCCCCATCGGCTAGGCATCCGGCCAGTCGCAGCCGGTTCCAGTCCGCTCCCATGCTACCCATGTAGCGAGTATCGCCGGGGGTATAGAAATGGTAATCGTTCAAGGCCGAATAGAAGCCATTAGCGACACGGAACAGGCGTTCGTTCATGAATGCGGTACGCCATATAAGGGAGGGAACGTTGCGGTACATTTGCCAAATGTAATCCTTGCCTACGACTTCCATGTTATCGAAAATATCATACTCTCCGTAATATACCGTGTACTCCCGGGTCTTGCCACGCATAGGTTTGACAGGTGCTTGATACTTACGGGCCAACATCAAGTCATGGCGTAATTCTTTGTATTTGCGTTGGGTGTATGATGTTTGTTCCGGAAGGCGCTCGGTTAATTTCATTTCCCGGTATAGGTTCCGGATCAAGTTGATATGAACCGGATTCATGTCGTTGATCTTATCCAATATCCAACGTCCGGCTTTTAAGGTTGGCATATCCGTGGAATAGAGAACGGAATGATGCCAAGGGCATTGGTTGAAATCTTGCAAATTTCCCCGATTGGCGGGATCAACCTCGGATTTTATCTTATCGTAGTCTAGGAATTTCGCCTCCGGACCGATTACCCAATCTAAGGACATGGAGTTCGCTGACATCCCTTGACTGAAGGAGAGTACGACCAATACGGTGCCATTCCAGAAATGAATGCAATTGCCCCATGCGGTCTGAAGCGGCGGGCGTTTGGGCTTTCCGAAGTTGGCGGACAGGGGTGCCTTGCGGCCAACAAAGAAATGAATGCCCTCGATATAGCCCCATTCGGCGAGAGCGTGGATAATCGCCGGTAGCGTATTACCCCAAGCCTTGGCATAGGATGGAGAGATTAAAGCCCCGGTAGAACCCGGCATGGACCAAACATTCCGGATGATGAAGCGTGCGTCCAAACCCTCGGATTTACCGGTACCACGGCTACACACCCAATACTCGTCGTGGGCGGCGATCGCCATTCCCATGCGTTGCATCTTATTGAAAAACTTGCGTTGCGCCTCTTTCGCTTTACGGGTGAAAGGTTCAGTCATCAGTGCCATAGTCGTCTGTAATGGGTTCAATATCTACGATATCATGATCTTGCTTGAACAATGCCCGGAATGATTTCCTTTCTTCTTCAAGATTAGGGATAGGCTTGAAATCATCTCCCATTAACGTGACATCATCGGATGGCTCAAAGCAGGGTGGTTCCCAAGCGCTTCGATCAATGTCATCGTCTTCTTTATCGGAGCGGGTGTATTTACCGATCTTGTCCGCGTTGGCGGCGATACCTTTGGGGTCTTTGGCTTCCCGGGCGATGCGGATACCTTCCTTGGCGGCCTCGATCACCATGTAACGATACCAGTTCTTGCCGGCTAACTGTACATTTCCTACGAGTCTCCGGATAGCGGCCAAATCACGGTAAGCGGTGGCTTGTGATACGGGCTCACAACTACCGTCGCAACCGGCCATCAGGAAAGCGATCAGGTCTTTGTCGGCTGTCATGGGGTCTTCCAATAACTTGGAAACACATAACATCCAGCGATCTTTTTGCATAAGCTCCCGGCAGGAGAGAAGGCTTGCCGCTTCTTCATGCCCTTTGAAAAGTACCGTGGCTATCTTGTCGTATGATGTTAGTTCCTTGTTCATTCTTTCTAAATAGGTTATGATAAAGGGGAACAGCCAATACCTTATGGATTGTCTATTCCCCTTCATTATGGAAGCAAGATTTATTTCAAGTTATCCAGTTCCGCCAGCTCACGTTTGTAATAAGCCAAGCGTTGCTCTGCTTTTTGCCGGAGGTTAAGCTTCCCGTTTTTCTCATGTTGGGCGATAGAGGTTTCCGTGCGCCGGATATTCTCCCTCAGTCGTTCGATCCGGTTGGCGATCTGCATACCTTTCAACAATTGATCGGCCGGGAGTTCCTCGGTTTTTTGAACCTCGGTTTTTAACTGGATCTGCTTACCCTCGGCCCAAGCGTCGATCTGGTCCCATAGCTTGGCACGGCGGGTCCAAAGCTCATGCACCTGATCGGCGATCGGCTTGCGTTGCTCCGGAGTAAGGGCCTCGTTCTGCATCTCCGTGAATAAGGCGGCGTACAAGGGGGTGATCTGGCGGACCTCGTCGAAGATCGTACGGATGTTATCCGGAAGGGAGGAGTACGTGGCGATCTTCGCTCCGGGCCGTAACAGGGCGAATTGATCTTGCAGTTCTTGCAACTCTTCCTGCGCTTCCTCCAGCTCGGCTTGCAATTGATCGATCTCTCCGGATTTATCGTCATTGTCTTCCTCCAGCTCGGTGATCTTGTCTTGTAGCTTGAATAGCTCGGATTCTTTCACGAGGATTTCTTTTAAGACTTTATCGCCTTTTAGCTGATCCGCTGTTTTCTCGATCGCCTTTGTTGCCGCGACCGCTGTTTTCAAGAGTATCGAACCCCGTTCGGAGATTGTTATCTGGGGTTGGGCCGACGATAGGCGCGCTACGGTTGTCAACTTATTCACCAATACGGTGAAATGGGAATCGAACTGCGGAACCTCCTTTACCTCGCTAAAGAAAGCGATATACTTCTTTCTCATCTCCTCCGGAGCTAGAGCTTGAAAAAGCGCTAGACCGTCCGCGTATTTACGCTTACGGTCCGCTAACCAGTTTTGTAATGTTATCATTTAAGAACCTCCTTCCGGTGGAGTAGGAGCTACCCCGGTGAATAATGCGTCTATATCGATAGGCGTTCCCATGATAATCATAGGGGCGGGGCTATCGGCCTCGAAAGTGAAGGACCAACCTCTTTTGTCGGCCGCCGCCTTGCCGCCGTCGAAAGAGGCGGTAACCGTACAAGGATAGCCGGGCTGTCCGATAAGCTGCTGGCTCTCGTTGTCCTCGATGATCAAATAGCCGGGCGTATTGCAGATCTGCCGGGCGAAAGCGGCGGCTTCCACTTTCTTGCCGGGGTGGAAGAACTCGCCGCTGATCTTGTAACTTTTACAATCTGTCTCGCCTTGAGACTCCGCTTTGTATCCTACGGTTGCCCGTGTCGCGTAAATAGGTGTCGGTTTACCTCCCGACTCTAAAAAGGTAAAAGCTCCTGTCGCCGTCACGAAATCGGCTGTGGCCTTGGCCTCTTTGGGGAGCGTGGGGACGACAGAGACTGAGGTTTCCGGAATAAAGGCGATACGACCTTTATAACCCCCCATATTGTCCGCTCCGGCTGGCCATAAAACAGGGCCAAACGAGGCGCACATCACATAATCCGCCGGAACGTCCGCCCCCATGAAGAGGACGGATAGCACCGCTAGCAGAAACAATACGGACAAAACTTTTCTGAAATCTTTCATCGTTTTATTTATTTACTGGTTTTACGATTTGGTATAAGTACCGGAAGCGGTGAAGTCCTCTCCATCGGCTACCGTGACTTTCACGT